ATCAACCCCAATCTTTGAAATTGCCAGATTGTTCATTATCGTCGAAGCCAAGATTGTATTCAGCAATCTGCTGCTTGGTCATGAATCGCTCAGGAATCTCATCACTCAAATACGTCGCAGCAGTGAAGAAGTGCGGACGACGAGGACGACGATAGTAACTGTCAGCAGAACCGCGATCGTACGGACTACCATGTCGAGTTTCGATATTCATTACGCCACCACCTGCACGCGAGGCTCAACACCTTTGGTCTCAGCCAAGTCATCGAAGAAATGATGACCAGGGAGCGGAGCAACGAAAGTTTCAGTGAACTTGAATTTGCTCGGCTTGCCTTGCAACTCGCCCTGCCACACACGCTTGAGAGTCGTGGCGCGGAACGTACCGTCGCTGAGGACAGCGGTCACGAGACCAACATAGTAACAGTTATTGACACCAACGAAGTCAAGAGACTTGACAACGTCACCAATCTTCACAGTGTTTTCGCTTTTCATAATTATATTCTAACTGAATCTATGCAAAACGCAATAGGAAAAAACCGAATAAAATCAATAACTTACGAGCACGTCCTGGAACACCTGTTTTGCCTGTTCGAAACTGGTGTCAGGAAGGTCGATTTTGTTGCCAGTAGAGCGGCATTCAATCTGATAGTGATAATTCCCAACATGCCAGAGAGTGTGTCGGTCACCGAACTTATCGGTCTGGGCGTCGATAAAGTGATATTGCTTATTCATATTGCATATTCTACCTGAACCACAGGAAAACACAACAGAGAAAACTCGAATAAAATCAATAACTTACGACACACACTCTCGCCGAGCGAGAGGGCGCGAGAGCGGTCCTAGAATGGGGGTTCCCCTAGTTCTGGGGGGAGGTCGAAATACCGTATTCGGACTCCTGCCTCGCGCAGCATGGTTTCCGCATGGTCGATCGAGTAATGCTTGCCAGCACCGACTCCTTTCCACGGACGATTCGGACCAATGACTTCCTTGATTCCTGCTTGAATCAATGCGCGTGTGCAATCAGCGCATGGCTTTGGTTCCCAATTTAGATATGCGCGAGAATTGTTGAGTGAAACACCAACACGTGCGGCATTGAAGATTGCATTGCGTTCAGCATGCTCAACCCAGTGATACTTTTCTGGACGCTTCCAGCGATCTTTCCAATCTTCTTCAATGCCTCTTGGAAAGCCATTGAATCCAGTCGACAAGATGACGTTATCATCATTGACGATTACACACCCCACCTTTGTCGACGGATCCTTGCTCTTCTGAGCGATCAGAGTAGCCTGTAAGATAAACAATTCATCCCACGATAGTTCATCATTAATCATAATATAATCTCAATGGTTACTTAATTTCAATCTTACGAGGCTTCTGTTCTTCAGGGATGACATTTTCTAATTCAATAGAAAGAATACCATCAGCGAGAGCAGCATCACGAACCACTACTGTGTCAGACAAAACAAACTGGCGAGCGAATTTGCGACCAGCAATACCTTTTACAAGATAATTGCGCTCGGTTTCTTCTGCCTTTTTGCCTGTGACTTTGAGAGAGTTTCTCTCAGCAGTGATTTCAATCTCATCTTGTTTGTATCCAGCAACTGCAAGTTCAATAATGAAATTGTATTCGTCTTTCTTGACGATATTCACTGGAGGAAATGCAGTTTGAGATGATGTGAGTAGATGAGAAGCATTATCGAGAGCAGCGAAAGCATTTTCAAACCCAAGAGCAGTTGGAAGAAGGCGATCGAGTCCGTATGCGGATGTGAGTGTAGTGATATTAGTCATTTTGTAACTCCTTTAATAAGCAAGTTTATAGTTATGGACCCCTTATGGGCATCCAAAAACTATTTAGCAAAATTCGTTGGTCCGTCGACCTGCCATTCTTCCATAGGAGGAGTTTCGGTATTCAATGTAACTCCAGTAGAACCAAACCCACCAGAACGTTCTGAATGTTTCTCTGGTCTTGTTGTCGCAATTTTGAATGCAAATGGATTGTTCGATACAACTTCAGCCTGAGCAATGCGATCGCCTTTACGAATAGTTTGATGCATCTTAGAAACGTTTGTCAAAAGCACAAACACTTCTTCTTGATAATCTACATCAACGATTCCTTCTGAGTTTGCTAGGATCAATCCTTTCTTAAGCGAAAGTCCTGAGCGAGGATGAAGGCGAATGCTGTAGTTTTGAAGCGGCAATTCCAGATCGTGTTTTGCAATGTCTGCAAATGTTTCAATCGTAACATAACGTTCGATCTTGAAAATTAATCCAGTTGGGATCAACAGACGATCGCCTGGATAGATAGAGACTTCACTGAATCCATTCACATCACGTTCAATAGGTGCGTTGAATGAATCATATCCATTTACAACATTTGATGTTGGCTGGAATGATAAATCAAAACAGTTTGCGAGAGTCGTACCGTATGTTGGAAGTTCAATATCATCACGAAGTTTATATACATTCATCACAAGCATAAATTAACCTTCCTTCTTTTTCTTCCCAATTGTATATTTGGAAACTAACTGCCACTGATTCTTATCCTTGAACGGAAGAATCTTGATCTGGCTTAATGGCGCGACATTGTCCTTTGTCTTATTCTCATCAACAAGTTTGACTAAACCCCATTCAGCCATTAGATTCGCAATTGTATTACGACGTTGGATATCGTTATCAGAAATGTTACTTGGCTTACCGTCTAATTCAAAGAGTTCTTTGAAATGCACGATATAATATTTTCCTTGTTTATGGAGGATATGGCAAGACTGGTAAAGAATATTATCGTTCTTTGCGGCGACACCGATGCGCGTTAGAGTTTCGCGGACCTTGAGGAAGTCGTCTTGCTTTTCTAATGTGACTTCTACTAATTTTTCGACCATGGTCAATCACCCTTATATAATTGTTTTTTCATAGCGGTGATTTGGTCGTCGGACAGAATCTTTAATGCTTCTTCTGCTTTCGCATCAGAGTAGCCATAATATTCTTTTACGACATTCAAATCACTGCTTTGAGCCTTTTTGTGCCATTTACTGTATGGACGCTTTTGGGCTCTAACAATATTTATAAGAAAGTCATATTTGAGTTTATTGTCCAGAGTCGAAAACTTATTCATCTCGTTCGCCAGAAGAACCGTATCTCGATGAAACGAAAGTGCACGATTAACCATAAAAGATGAATAAGACTTCTCGTCCTGTTCCGTCAAAAGTGCATATTCTTTAGTTTGGAGAATAGACGGAATAATTTCTTTAAACAGATCAGCCATAAAAAAACTCCATTATATCCGCTTCGTCTGGATTCCAGACATAGATATCGTGCAAACCATGCTTATTTCTGGCTAACTGTAATCTATTGACCGAAACCTTTTGACGACTAGTGGGTAGATTTGTTGTGATGATTATGAAGTTATGAGGTTTATCTGGAGAGGTCTGATTTTTCCATTCTGTGAACTCAGCAGCCTCTGCTAAAACATCCAGACAGTTATCGCGACGTTTTAATCCAGTGCCACCTTTACAGTCTGCGACATACACAGTTCCTTCATACTCAAACATATGTTCGACTTTAGAACCAATCACGTCATTCTTAAATGCACCAAGATAAACTGCACCTGGAAATAACTCTTGTAATCCAGTTTGCAAAAATTGATGCTCATAAAGAGAACCTATATGAGTATTCTCTCTATTTGCAATAGAATTTTTATGGTTCTTATGCATTAAACTTACATTCAACCATCATTTCTGTCAAGCATGCAGTAAGATTCAACTCTTGATCAGCAACAAAGGCAGACTGATATTGATAGCGAGCGAGAATGACAACAGCATTCGGAATCGTAGACTTATCCATAATGTCATACAGACTATCATAAATCTTACGATAGATCTTTGCAGGGTCATCGCTACCAAAGTCAGCAACCCACTTACGCATTGCACTGAAGTTTTGATCTTTGAGTGATGTTACCAATTCATTGATTGAAACATCAGCAATACTCGTGAGAATACCAGAGTCAATCTTACCACTGACGGAGTAACGCTGCAGTTCATTTAGAACACGGCGATAATCTGGAAAGTGCTTCTTGACAACTTCAGCCAGCACTGCCTTATCAAACGGAATCTTTTCGCCAGTAAGAATTTCTGATGCACGCTTCATGAACGCCATCGCCATCTTCGGCTTATCTTCTTTGCGCAGTTTGAATTCAATCACCGCACATCGACTATGCAGCGGTTCAATGATTCGATTCTTGAAGTTACAAGTCATGATGAAAGTGCAGTTATGCGCAAACTCTTCCATCGCAGCACGCATGGCTGGCTGCGTACTATTTGGGTTCAGATAATCTGCTTCATCAATAATAATAACTTTCTTGCCGCCAGTCATTGACATTGCACTGGCATAGTTCTTGATCTTGACTCGAAATGTATCAATGCCCGATTCATCCGAGCCATTGATCATTAGATAATCACAGCCAATCTCGTCACACAATGCACGCGCAACGGTAGTCTTGCCAGTACCAGGACCACCACAGAGAAGAAGATGGGGAATCTCCTTGCGATCAACATAAGATTGGAAAGTGCTCTTGTATTCATCAGGAAGAATACAATCGGCAATAGTATGAGGACGGTATTTTTCAACCCACAACGCTTCATTCATAATATAACCTCAAACTTCAAATAAATTTTCGAGAGTAGATTTTTCTTGGTCTGTTTTCAGTTGATGATTTGTGAGAAATTTACCATGACGTCTGTAATTTTTTGATTTCTCATTCCAAACATCAACATGAAACTTTCTCACATCAGAAGAAGTGAACGCATAATCTGGAAGATCTTGTAGACCTTCTTTCACATAACATTGTGATTTCGGGATCCACTTTTTTACAAGTTTATCGTCTATATTCCCATTCTTAAAACACCAAGCATTTACCATATCAGTTCCAATGGTTCCATAGATGGTGTTTACAGTTGCGTGAGGAGTTTTTCTACAGGTTATCACAGTATTCATAATATAACTCCGAAGAGAAGATGGGGTGGAGGAGGTGAACCCTCACGGCGAGCAGTCTGGCGGATAGTGCCGTCAAAAGAAATTGCACCCCAATAAGATTATTTAGCCACAGATTCGTAGACAGTTTGAAAATCGCTCTGCTCTGCGATTTCTTCCTCATAATTACGCTTGTGGTAAACTTTCGCCAGTTTTCGACTCAACTTCTTTGGAAGTTCGCATTCGTCTTGCATTTTCTCAAGGATCTCTTTAATAAGATCGCGCTCGGCTTCAATGCGAGTAAGTGAGTTTGAGATTTCCTGTAGGCATCCCAGAACCTTTGCTTTATCTACTTTCATATTACTCTCCGAAAGAAGAACTTGCTGCTTCAATAGCGATGTAGTATGTAATCGGAATTGACTTATGCTTGAACTGAGCCAAACCCTTCTTTGCGATCGAAACATCATAAGAGCCATCAAGCAACTTAAAGTTTTCGACCTTCATCACAACACGGAACGAGCTGCCGCCTTCAACTGTACCAATCTCAACCTTAGACTGATCAGCAGAATCATCCTTCACGTCAGTTGCAATAAAGAAGATTGAAGAACCATCACACTCAAAAACAAAATTCGGCGAACCAGAAATACCTGCAGAACGCTTCATCCAATCAAGATCTTCTTGAGAGATTGTAAACGAACAATCTGGTGCACCAAAAGTGATTGACTTATCAGGTGGAGTTACAATAACCTTCGGCGAGCAATACTTGATGTAATCAGACTTCTTATTTGCACTGATATTGAGTTTGTCATCATCAAACGACAAATCAGCATCCTTGTAAAGAGAAACCTTTGCCAAGAGTTTATTCAGATCGTAAAGAGCAAACTCCTTGGGGAAGTTTTCTTCTACGGTGGCTTCAACAAAGATTGTTTTCAGTGGTGAAATTGTTTTCAGAGTGTTGCCAGACTTAAATTGCAGACTCTGATTGATGCTTGAAAAGTTTTTCAAGACATGCACAGTATTTTCAGAAAGTTTCATAATTAACGACCTCATTTGCTTCAACACGATTATTATATAACGAATCAACCAACTTGTCAACCCTTACAGTCAACTCATCTAACGAACAATTATTGTCCATCACAATATCATAATGCGCACCAATCCAAGCCCACTCACTAAAGTGAACTTCTGGATAAGCATTGCGCATTATTTCTTGTTTGTTATAGGTATTGCACTCACGAGCAAGGGCATACCACTCTGGATCTTCACCACGGCGAACACGAATGACTTTACCGCCAGAATTTACAATTGCATTGATTTCATTTGGAAAACGAACATCAGCAATCACATAATTATTCAATGGTGCATTTTCACAGCGACGCATCACAGTGTGGACCCAGAGGTCGGGGTGAAATACATCACGCCCTGCCTCTGTGCCCATTAATTGTAATGCGAGTCTTGGTGAGAATTCTTTACCGAATTTGTCAGACCACCATTTGTCAGGTTGTTCGCGCCATGCTCGAGATTCTGGAGTGTCTCCCTCAAGCATGGCACGATCCCAACCGAATACAGCAGCGCAAGAGTCTTTGACGCTGTTCGCAAAACTTTCCTTGAAGAAATCGTGACGATCTACAAGAATATCTGCGATGGTTCCCTTACCACTGCCAATCTGCCCAACCAACCCAATTATCATAAAATATTATAGAGATCCCACAAAATTAGCAACGGCTGGCATATCACCAGTAAATGCATATGTTCCAATATGATGCGTCTTCATCCATGGGCAGAGCCAAATCTGACCACCAAGTTTACGCCACCACTGGCAGAACATATAGTCTTCAGACAAGTAACGATCTGAGCGACCATGATCAATTACTGT